CGATCCAGTACAACGACGCCATGTACGAAAGCATGGGTCGCTATCAGGGCAACCTCGAGAACCTGCGGACTGCAAATACCGGCAAGTTGATGGCACAAGAAGGCGCCATTACTGGTGGCCTGATGGACAAGCAGGGCAAGTTGCAGCAAGAAGGCCTTCGAGTTGCCGGTGATGAACAACGCAAAGGCATCCGCGAGACCGGTGAGCAGCAGCGACTGGGCATTCGTGAGACCGGCTACCAGGACCGGATGGGTGTTCGTGAGCGGACTCAGGCACAGAAAAACCTGCGGGCTGACGCTCGCGGCGCAATTCGACGTTCCGGTGCCCGATTCTTCGGTTAATGGTTGAAAGCAAAACTGAACAGGTCGCGACCTTCCTGGCTGCTCTAGATAACGGGCACCGGGAAGGCTTCATGACCTACGCCGAGTTGACCTACTCGATCTACGAGATTTGGTTGTATGCCTCGGTACTTGGCTATCAGGGCAGCTTTACGGCTCTCGCTGAATGGGTTGGCAAGCACTACCCGAAGCTGAACAAGCGACAGCTGATGCTTGCTGAGATCGTGAAGCTCGAGGCTGACATCGACTTCCTTAGGCAGCAGGTGCACGCTGACCTCGTGAAGCCTGATGCAGCTGCGACGAGGATCGCTCACTTGTCGAAAGAGCTTCGTGGTCATGTCGTGGAAGTCGACAAGATGACCAAGAACTTCGATCGTCGTGGCTTGATCCTGTCTGGTGCTGACAAGGTGATGCGTGAGTTGCGTGCAATCTTCAAAGGTAACGATGACGTGACTGAAGCATTGGACTTGGCTTATGAGAGCGTTTGGGCTGCATTAACTGACGAGAAATAGCCAAAAAATTTCTGATACTTAAAAACGCCAGAAGCTAAGGGGAGCCTGCTTTTCTCACTACAGTGGGAATATGTCAAACGCCTCGATTGCGCTCGCTCGTCGTAGAAGTGCGCAGCTTGCCGCTAAGTCAATTCAAAAACAACCTGAGGTAGAGGTAACTCCTCCTCACGTATTAAAAGCAAGAGACAACTTCGCTTATTTCTGCGAGCTGATGGGTAAAGCCCCAGCTCGGCATATGAAGGATTGGCATCACGCCTTTCTGACTGGGCAGAGCAATGAGCACCTGCTTGACATCGCAGGACCCAACACTTGCCTGCTGAGTCCGCGGGGTTCAGCCAAGTCGACAGTCATTGGCATGCTGGTCGCCTGGCTGATCGGTAGACATGCCCTAGCCAAAAAGCTCCTGAGAACGTTGTACGTTTCGTATAACGTCGACGTGGCACGGAACAAGAGTGCTGCGATCAAGAACCTGATAAGCAACAAGGAATATCAGGAAATTTTTCCGACAGTTCGTTTATCGAAGGCCCGCACGAGCGATGAGCTCTGGTCCATCGACTTCGACTTTGCAGAGATCGACGTAAGGGGTGAAGACGCCTTCACGGTGGCTTGCGCAGGCTTGAAGGGCACGATCACCTCCAAGCGGAGTTCGCTGATCATCGTTGATGACGCGATCAAGAGTGCTGCTGCTATCGCCAACCCGGACATCCGCCGGGAGATGGAGACGAACTGGAACAACGTCATCGTTCCCACCATGTTCCAGGGGGCTCGAGCTATTGCCCTTGGAACCCGATTCCATTTCGATGACCTGTTCACCACGACCTTCTGCGAGAAGAAGGGCTGGAAGGTCATCACGCAGCAGGCCCTGAGCTATAGCGATGAAGGGGTGCCCAAGAGCTACTGGCCCTCGATGTGGTCAGTCAAATACCTGCTGAAGCTGCAGAACGAGGATCGTGCGGCGTTCTCGTATCAGTACCTGAATCAGCCCGTGCGAACGACGGAGCTGGGGATATCGCCTGATCTGTTCGTCAAGGGTGAAGTGCCTGACACCTACGACATGATCGGCGTTGGCATCGACTTGTCTGCTGGCATGAGCGAGCGGAACGACTGGACGGTGTTCACGCTTGCGGGCCGTGTAGGCGACAAGGTCTACATCATTGACTACAGGCGCATGCGCTCGATGGGCAACATCGAGAAGGTCGAGGCCTTGTGCGAGCTGCTCCACGAATGGAACTTGCTCGCTGTAAATGACGAAGGCCAGTACTTCATGACGGATTCACCTGTCGTGATTTGGCCAGAAGTTGTGGCGTATCAGAAGAGCTTCGAGGGTGATTTGAAGCGAGTTCTGTTCAATGAGTGGCAGCTCTACAATCTAAGTATCAGTCCAGTTAAAGGATTTCGCGGAGACAAGCTTGCTCGACTTCGTGGAATTATCGGATTGTTCCAAGGCAAGAAGATCATCTTCAACAAGTACCGCGACTTCCGTTGCATGATTGATGAAGTGGTCAACTTCGGGCATTCACCTCACGATGATTGTGCCGATTCGCTGAATATTGTTGTTCAGGGATTGATGCGCCGTGGGGGCGCACAAATTTCATGGGATTAACATAAACGTATGACACAGCCTAAATCCGAGCGCTTCCGCCGCATTCTCGAAGCTGCGCGAAAGCGTGACGGCGCGAGTGGGACTGACACGATGATCGTGAACAGTCACTTGGCTCAAATGCGGCTGTTCATGCTGCGCCAGGGACTGGAGTTTTACCCAGCGCAAGATACGTTTGGATTCCGCAAACAGTTCATCTCCCAGTTAGTGGAGGAGAACGAAATTGATATGCGGATGGAAGGCATCATTGATGACTTCCTTATTGATGGAAAGGGTCTGTTCTACTTCCGGCCGGTGAACGACACCTACCGGCTGATGTGGTTCAGCAAGGACAACTACCGGGCTTACTACGACGCCCAGGGCGAGCTTGAAGAGATCGAGTTGATCTATTCGTTCAACGTCCGCTCAGGTCTTGGCCCCTTGACCATGCCGGGCAACGACGACGGCAGCATGCGCTACGTAAAGCTGTCGGTGAAGCGGGACGAGATCAAAGAGACGATCAACAGCGAGAAGCCCAGCTTCGACTCAAATGCCAATGTCCTGAACTACAGGCCTGGTCAGACCCGCACGCTGACTAACTCGCTGGGCTTCATCCCTGCTGTGGAGGCTTACTCCACGATGCGATCCACCGGCATGGACGCAACAGGCGACTTTGACTGGCTCGCAGACCACATCGTTGTGCATGACGACCTGGTCAAAAACATTCGGACCAACATCCATTTCTTTGGCAACCCGACCTTGGTGTCGAGTCGTCCGAAGCATGACCTGATCGAATCGGGTGATTCCGAGGGGATGCGCCCGACGATCAGCTCCCAGGCAGGTTTTTATTCGGCAAACCGGCCTTCTACTCGGGTCTCGCAGCCCACGGGTAGTGGCTCTACAGCTGGCGGAAGACTGCCCAAGATCATTGCGAACATTGAGCCCACCGATCGGGCAATGTTCTTGACGCCGGATGCTGTTTCCGGTGACCAGAACCTGTACCAGCGTCAGTACCGCGAGGAGCTGCGGACAGCCCTGGGCGGCGTGGACGAACTCGGCATCAGTTCTGGTGCAACGGCCTATGAAATCAAGTCCCTGTATGGCCGTGCTGCAACGACTGCTTCACGTCGTTGCCGTGGCTTGCTGACTTATGGATTGTGCAAGCTGTTCTCGCTGATCATCTTCCACGAGGAGAAGATCTTCCGGGATTCATTTGCTGCTGCAATCCAGCTTGAGAAGCCGATGCCTCCAATGCGCGAGGACTTCGCATCGGACGAAGATTTCGCTCAAGTTGTAGAAGGGTTTGCTCAAGTCGAGAATGAGTTCAATCAGGCTCTGGACGCCGAGATTCGAAATGCTGTTCAGGCTGAAACTTTGCCTTTAGGTGTTGTTGGATTAATTCCAGATGGCAACCGCAAGGTTGAATGGAGATGGAAAGGTCCTGTGTTCGAAGACGGCACAGAAGATATACTGAACTCAAGCATTGTTGTTAGAAACCTCCAAGAGCTTGGAGTCAACTCCATCGAAGCCCTGAGGTATCTCTTCCCGGATAAAACCGATGAAGAGAGAAGCGCAATGTTAAGTGGCTATCCATTCCGAATGGCCCAAGCCACTCAACAAAGTATTGGCTCATTCCTGTCGCTCATTGAAAACATGCGGCAGGTTCCGCATCCGCAAGCACCTGACTTACCGCTGCTTGCTGATCCGAAGCTCGATTTGACTCCATATGTCTACCGAGCCCTTGATTTCCTGAAACGTGAATTGACCTATGCAGGACAGTATTCAGACTCCACAGGCAGCGGTGACCCCGCAGCCCTCAATTCCATCGAGCGCGCCCGCGCCGACGCAGGCTTACCAATCAGCACCGGCCCAGACCGCCCAAGTTTCGAGCCCGACTCCTTCGGTGCAACAACCGGTGGAACAGGCTCCGCAGGCTTACCAACCGCAGGCGGAACCCCAGATCAACCCATGGCAGGAGGCATTCAACCGTCTGTCCGCCAGCCTGAGCGCGCAGCAGAGCTCCCAAGCCCAGGTGCCCTCCTACGGGACGACCCAACAGGCTCCGGCAGCACCAACGCAGTATCAGCAGCAGCCGGTAGCCTCCCCCTCTCAAACGAGCTACAGCAGCGCGCCTTCAACTTCGGGGCTCCAGACCTTTCTGCCCCAACAAACATCGGCCTATTCCCAGGCGACACAGACACAGGCTCCGATCTCGAGCAGCGTCGAGAGTCAACAAAGCAATCTCGCGAGCGACGAGTATCTCGCAAACGTCAGCGCAGAAAGTCTTGAAGTTCTGAACCACTTCGGAGCCGAGGCGCCAGCTCTACTTAACAGGTACGCCTGCACGGTCGAGGATGCGTTGATCCAGCAAGCTGAGCAGACCGCTGAGCAAATCGCCAAGGTCGAAGAGCTTGTCTCCAACATGGAGGCAGCCAAGGGTGTCATCACCGCAGCTGCAGAAGACAATGCGGCTTATCACACGATGATGACCAACCCCGACCTGCTCTCTGAGTACGTCAACGACTTCTTTGGTCCTGAAGGTCCCTACCCCGTAGAGACTGCAGAGGATCGCCTGGCTGCCGAAGTTGCAGCTAACGACACTCGCTTCCAGCCTCAACAGCAGGCCGCTCCTCAGTACGAGCGTCCTCAGATGGACATCCCCACCCCGGGCACTCAGTCCTCTGCTGGCTCTGATGATTTCTGGGCCAACTTTGCACAGATCAGCGAGCGCAACCCTTCTGCCGCTTGGCAGATCCTGAGCCAAGCAGGCCCTGATGCCCTGCGTAGCAAGGTTCTGGTTTCCGAAGGTTGATTTCCGTGGCCCCTTTTTAGGGGCCTTTTTCTATGAACATGCCACCAATGAATTCTGATGCTGCTCGTATGAACAGCATGGGAGCTGACCAATATCAGATGAGTCAGGCCATGCAGCAGGAGCAAGCTCGTGGTGCTCAAAATGCCATGACTCAAGGCACTCAAGCTGTTGCTCAGGTTGACCGTGTTACTGATGAAATGCAGTCAGCACAGGCTGCACAGGAAGCTCGTGCATCAGATTTCCTGAATGCACGTATGGCCGCACTCAAGAACGCCACCACTGGCAATCAGGGTGAGCAAGCGTTGCGTGAAATGGATCCACGAATGTTGCAGGCTTTGGTTGATAGCCTCTGAGGCTAAGAAATCATTAGTATTTGTGTATCGAATCACTCGATCTGATGCGCTTAGCTGGCGGTAAAGACGTCAAATCTGCGTTTTCAGGTCTCTTTGAAGAGGACACAAATACTGGTGATTTGGATAGGTTTATGGAATTGTTTGCGCTTTTGAGATCCAAAGGCATGGGCGACAAAGATGCAGAGCACTATGCAATGCAAATGCTCAGCGGAAAGGAGCCAGAAGCGCAGCAGTCCATAAGGTTTGCAGGAGTTTATGGTGAGCAATCAGACGGCTCTCGACCTGGCGTGTGAGCTGATTGAAAGCTTCGAGGGTGAAGAGCACAAGGCGTACTTAGACCCGACCGGAGTCCCAACGATTTGCTCTGGAATCACGAGATATCCGAGTGGTATCCCGGTACGACTCGGAGATGTCTGCACGGATGGCGTTTGCAAGGGGTACTTGCGTGAATGCCTGAAGACGGAGCATCTCCCTGAGCTTGAGATTCTGCCTGGCTGGGAAACACTTAGCGCAGCGAGACAGGCAGTGCTCATGAGTTTTGCTTGGAGCGTGGGAGCAAACTTCTACGATGAGTTGGGCTTTGAAGATGTCAGCAGAGTCCTGAAAGATGGCGCTATGGACCCCGGCATTTATCGGGACATGCGCAAGGCCCTAAATAAGCATGTCTGTGCTGGGAATCAAAAACTCCTTGGCCTTGTAAGGCGTCGTCGCCATGAAGCTGATGTATGGGACATGGAGCACAACGACGCTATTGAATTCGTAGCCGCACAGGGCACCTTGCTGAAGAAGGCTGCAATTGAAAGTATTTACCTTTCAAATGACGGAAAGCAGGGCATGGATCACGGAGATGTGATCGAAGTTGCCCGCCTAGAAGAGATCCCATGCAGCAGCCACGCATGGGTCACCCTCAGTGGCTCTGGAGAGCGATGGGCGATCTACTTGCCTCATTGGCTACCCAAGAGCGTCAACGAGTCTCTGAGAGCTGTAGAGAGCTCATCAGGAGTCGACTGGAATGACTTCAGCTCATACGTCGGGATGTACATCACTGTTGGCGAAGTCCTTCAGTACGACTCACGCCGTAAGCCTCGCCCCGGGAGCAAAGAAGAAAGTGAGCTAATCAAGCTCTGCGCAGAATTCGATCGAATCCGAATTGCCTGGGGGGACAGCATTGGCGTAGCAAGTGGCTACAGGCCAGAGCCAATCAATACGCAGGTGGGTGGAGTCAAAGGCTCACTGCACGCCAAAGGGATGGCGCTGGACGTCTACCCAACCAATGGCAAGGTCGACAAGTTCTACAAATGGCTGAAGCCCCGGTGGTGCGGTGGTTTTGGCGATGGCCGCAAGAGAGGCTTTATCCATATCGACACCAGGCAGCAGGGCCACTTCACGTCACGCCCTGAAGTTCGCCCTGCTGCCCAGTGGGACTATTAGTCCCGTTGACGCCAGTCGTCAGTCTTCTCCTGGGAGAACCAGGAAGCAATCTCTTCTACTGAGTTAAATCCGTCCACGATGTGATTGGACGGATCGGGGTCGCCGAGATCCATCTGATTCATGAAGTCGTCGAGACCTCCCTCGACCATGTCGGGGTTCGCCGCAATACGCCGAGCCTTCCGAAGCATCTCTGCGGCGCTTCGGTTGGCTTTGGCGAGCTTGTTAGCCCAAATCATGTCATCCAGTTGTACTTCCTGGCCGGATGCAATTCGTTGACAGATGAACTCAAGGCGAAGGCGATATTTAGTCGACAGCATGCCTTTTTCTGCAATCTAGGAGGAATTAACGACCTTGGCCGCGTGATTGCTTGCGCCCGTGATTTGGCTTGGAATTTGTTCCTTGCCCCTGGCGAGTTTTTTTGCGAGGAGATACGGATTTAATCTGAGATTTCTTGTAAAGCATCAGACGACCTTGATAGCCATTGCGCCGATATTGAACTGCACGGTGTCACCCTGCTGGACGTCGACGTTTGAAGTCAGAGAGCCAGATGCCAGGAAGTTGCCGCTGGTCTGTGCGTCCCAGATTCCGAAGTGAGTCAGGTTCTGACCAGTGCTGTTTTGTGCATTGGTCGTGATCTGGACAACACCTGTATTGGTGATCTCGAAGCCACCGCCTGAAGCTGCACCAACGTTGCTGAATGCAGAGCTTGCGACTTGGGTTCGGTTGCTCGAGCCGGTAATTGTGGCCGAGACGTCATTAGCGGTGCCCGCAGTACCAGGGTCCCCGGTATGAAGCGTCACGTACACATTCGTCGGAGCCGATGGAAATGCGCTGCTCTTTACCCAGCTCAGGATTTGAGTAGCAAAATACTGCGAAAACGCCATGCTGCAGCCGTGTCTACATATCTATTTTGGCAACTCCAGCAGTAACTAATTCCTCCCAGATTAGTAACCGCCACCCGGAGTTGTAACTGTAAGCGTAGCGCTATTGGATGATGTACCGGATGCGGTACCTGTGATTCGGTATGTATGCTTGAGGCGACCATATGGAACCATCGTTCCAAGGATTGTTCCCTCCATAATTGTCAGCGAGAGGGTTGGAGCTGCCGTTCCACTCGTACTACCACCGAGCAACTTGATCCTGTCTTTGGGAGTGATTGTTGCTTCGGGTGATCCATCACCTCCAGCTGCGCCAAAGAGCTTGACGAGGGCCAAGCGCAGAGTCGGTGATGCAGTGCCACCTGCGCTCCCGAAGAGTTCACGGGACCGGATGACCTGCAGGGTGATGCTGAAGGGGGCAGATTGCCACTGGCTGCTGGAGACCGTGAAGTAGTAAACGCCCTTAGGAAGCTTTCGAAGAGATTCAAGCTCTTGAGTGTTGTGTACTTCGTTGAATTGGCCGAAGCCCTGGCTATCCAGAATGATCTGGTGGCGATTGGTATCAAGCAGGCCGACAGCAATGTCTTTGTCGGTCCGTGTATTTACGAAGTTCTTAAAGATGCGGACATCCGAAGGGTCGGTTGTTTCGACCTTGTAGTACAAGGTATTTCGACCTGTTTCGGATCCGATATCCCCGGTGAATATCCTGGTCAGATTTCTGACAGTACCCAGGTCAGTAGCTGAGGAGAGGCTGCTGTTTTGGTTGTACTCAGAGCGAATGAACGATGGCGCCGTGCTACTACTGCCACCTTGAAGACTTTTGAGACGTTGAATTTCGGGTGACTGCTGGAGTGTCATTAGCACTCATACATACGGCATTCGCTGGCATCTGGATTGGCGTCG